CGCAGCTACTACTCCTGTTGAACTCAAAGCAATACAACCCATCCCTAACGTAACGGTGGAATGATATGGCTAGTGTAATACGAGGTGATGACAACTTTGATAGCTCTAGCACCGGCCCCAGTACAACCTATAATGATGTTGGGACTTATGCACTTTTGTACAAACAATCTGACGGCGTTGCTGAGGGTAGCACTCATGCTGGAAGTGGCTTATTTCCCTTTGGCTTCATGCAATTACCAATAACTGCTGACGATCTAAGTGCGGTTGAACTAACCCGTGGCGGAACTGCCGTTTCTGGAACGTGGAGAGCTATGGGCAGAGCTAACTGGTTCCCCTCGATAACTAATCGTTACCGGGCTACTTTGTATGTGAGGATTTCATAATGACTGTAACAATAACAGAAGTCCGTAATGCGGCATCACTACAGTCCGACAACCTCCGTATGGACGTAGAGATTAACCATCCACAGCACGGCTGGATACCCTACACTCTTGACCCAGCTGATACAGACACCACGATTGACAATGATGCAGTCATGGCTCTGATCGGCACAAACTTCGCAGCATATGTTCCGCCCACACAAGCAGAGCTAGATGCAGCCGCAGCCTCATCCGTTCGTGCTGAACGTGACAATCGACTTACAGAAGTAGATGCTATTGCTGGTAATACACTCCGCTGGGCTGCACTTGATGTTGACACACAGGCTGCATGGTCTGCATACCGTCAGGCATTACTAGATGTACCACAGCAATCTAACTTTCCACACGATATTACATGGCCCACTAAGCCTGAGTAAGGACTTACAATGTTAGGCTTTACAGCACTCTCTTAAGCACCACTCTGGGCATAACTTAAAAGGAGATCGACATGACAACTGAAGACAAAAAGGTTATCATCACGATTAACGAAGTAGACTACACCGAAGACCAACTAACTGATGCACAGAAACTAATGATTAACCACATCAACTCTCTGCAACAAAAGATCAACTCGGCCCAGTTTAATTTGGATCAGTTGATGGTCGGCAAGGATGCTTTTGTAAACATGCTGACAGCTTCTCTGGAAGCAGCGCCAGCGGAAAACGAAGCTACTACTTAATGGCAACAATAAACGAAATAAGGGAAGCAGCAGAAGCAAGTCTAATAACATTTATTAGGCTTGTAGCTCCTCAACGTGTACTAGGAAACTGTCACGAAGATGTCTGTAAATGGTGGACAAGGCAAGAAGCTAAGTCTCACCAGCTTCTTTTATTCCCTCGTGACCACGGTAAGTCAGCAATGGTTGCTTACCGGGTTGCTTGGGAACTAACTAAGAACCCTACCCTGCGGGTTCTGTACATTTCAGCTACATCTAACTTAGCCCAGAAACAGCTATCGTTTATCAAGAACATCTTTGAGTCAGACATACATCAGAAGTATTGGCCTGAACATCTAAACAAAGATGAAAGTAAACGAGAAAAGTGGACAACATCTGAGATTGCACTAGATCACCCAGATCGTAAGAAAGAGGCTATCCGTGACCCATCTATATTTACTGGCGGTCTCACTACTTCTCTTACAGGGATGCACTGCGATATTGCTGTCCTCGATGACGTAGTAGTTTTTGAAAATGCTTACACTGGAGAAGGCCGTAACAAAGTTAAGTCTCAATACTCTTTGCTTTCATCTATTGAAGGTAGTGAAGCTAGAGAGTGGGTAGTCGGTACAAGGTATCATCCTAAAGATTTGTACTCTGATTTGATGAGTATGGAAGAAGACATCTACTCAGATAAGAATGAGATAGTAGGTAAAGAGTCTATCTACGAAGTTATGGAACGAGCAGTAGAAGACAACGGAGATGGCACAGGTGACTTCTTGTGGCCCCGTCAACTTCGTAAAGATGGTAAGATGTTCGGTTTTGATATTAAAATCTTAGCTAAGAAACGAGGACAGTACTTAGACCGTGTACAGTTTCGTGCTCAGTACTACAATGACCCAACAGACCCTGACTCTCAACCTATTGCTTACGAGAAGTTTCAATACTATGATCGTAAACATATGACTCGTGAAGGAGGGCAGTGGCACTACAAAGGACATAAATTAAATGTTAGTGCAGCTGTGGACTTTGCTTACAGTGTCAGTAAACGTGCCGACTACACTGCAATTGTCGTCATTGGAGTGGACTCTGAGAATAACGTATATGTTTTAGACATTGACCGTTTTAAGACTGACAAGATTTCTGAGTACTTCCGACACATTCTTGATCTCCTTAATCGTTGGGACTTCAGGAAACTACGGGCTGAATGTACAGCTGCTCAGTCAGCTATCGTATCTGAACTAAAAGATAACTACATTAAACCTAATGGTCTGGCTTTAAAAATTGATGAGCATAGACCAAACAGACATCAAGGTTCTAAGGAAGAACGTATAGCTGCTATCCTTGAACCAAGATATGATAACTTACAAGTGTATCACTACCGTGGTGGTAACTGTCAGGTACTAGAAGAAGAGTTAGTATCCTACAATCCAGCACACGATGACTGTAAAGACTGTTTAGCTGCTGCTGTTGAAGTAGCTATTAAGCCTAGCAGTACAGTAAGGCGTACACGCAGTCAAG